GTGTCCGCGTTCCGCAACGGAAAAAATGGCTACCACTGTCGGCTCGAGGTGGTCTTGCTCTTGACGAGGCGGCCGAGGTTGCATGACTGGCAAGCGGCGCGGAGGTTGTCTTCGTCGAACCATCCTGCTCCGTGGGGGTCGAGAGCGGCGGGAAGTATGTGATCGACTTCGGTTGCTTGTCTTGTGCATCCGACTCCTCTGATCTGACACTCGTACCGGTCACGATTGAGCACAGTCTGGCGGACTTTCTTCCACGGTCCCATGTATTGAGGTTTCCTAGCCATGACTAGACCATAGGCGACACGCTCTCGCGCGGTACTTTTGTACCTTCTTGACTGTTGACTTGCATAGGTGCGCCAGTGTGTGCATACATCCTGAACGGACGACTCCCCACCCAAAAGGTGAGACGGGCCAGACGTACTCGCCTTTCTCGTTCGTCCATCCGAGGAATGCAATGCGGTCGGCGACGTTGACGACTTGTGCGGCGGTGAGTGAGTTGAGGTTGCGCTTGCCGGACCATCGATGCGCCGTTGATCTGTTGATGCCAAGCGGTGAGGTGTAGGTGCGGGTGCCGTACGGTTGACCGAGTTTTGTGTTGGTCTCGCATTGTGCAACGTCGTCGTACCATTGGTCCGGGAGTACGCCTCCGTACTTGGCTCTACTCATGTCTAGGACGGTATGTGCGCTCACGGGTGAGGCGTTCATGACGAGTAATGCGGTGATGCTAAGGAGACACGCCAGACGACCGCGTTTGAGCCGGTGTCGGTCTTGCGTCTGAATGGTGTCGCTACGACGTGACCGAGGTCGACGAGCTCTTGTCGTCTCTTGGCTGCCGATGATCGAAGGATGCCGGTCTCGATGCTGAGTTCGTAGTCGGTGGCGTCGCCTAGTTTGTTGAGGGCTTCCCATACTCGTCTCCTTTGTGAAGGGCCGCGACGCGATGCGTTCAGAGCGGCCTCGTGTGAGGTATGTGGGTCGTTAGTTCTTACGAGCCTAGACGCATCTATCAGGGTGTCAATGGGCATCGGGTCAAAGAGGCTCGGGTGTTGGCTCATTCGGCGTCTCTGTTCGGATCGTAGGCGTGTTTAAGGGCTTGCTGAAGGTTGTCGATGGCGGCCATGAATGGTCCTCCCATTGAGGACGCGGGTCGGAATGGGTTGTCGGTGACGATGTCGAGGAGGTTCTCTGATGCTCTGATGACGTCTTGATATGCGTGAACGATGTTGAGTGCTTTCGCGTATGCCTGATGCTGATAGATCATCTCTTGCTCGAGGATTCGGATCTTGGCTTCTAGGAGGTGGTCTGGTTGTGGGTTCATTGTGTGCCTTTCCCGTTGCACTTTTGGCATCGGATGTAGTTGTTGTCTTGGACGCTCCACGTCTTCGTGAGACCGTCGTCTGCTGAGTGCTTGCCGAGACAGACTTGACACGTCCTCGATCTCGATGACTTGCCTTGTTGACTCTGTTTCATATTGTCTCTGATTAGTGCGTCACCGGTGGCCATACCCCTACCCCCACCAGTGGGGATACCCTTCGTCACTGGTGAGGAGGTGTGGAGAATGTAGAGATTGCTCGATGGGTCTCCTGCGGGTCCGGTGCGATGCTCAATGGTGAGAGCGGCGATGGCGACGAGTTCATCCTTTGCGCGGTCGACTGTTGCCGTTGATGTGCGCATGAGATCGGCCAGTGTCTTTCGTGACGGCCATGCTCGGCCTTGACTGTTGGCGAAGCGGTTCAACACTGCGTAGAGGCGGACCGCGTTCGATGAGATGTCGGCGTGGATGATCCATTCGGGGATGATGGCGAAGTATTCGGTTGAGCGGACTTCAGTCATGGCATTCCTCCCACACTTCTTCAGGGTTGTCATACTCGTCGTGGAATTGGTCTCCGCGCCCGGCTCTAACCATGTAGGCGATCAGAGTCTCATGCAATGGTCGACTGACGAGGCGGTACCATTTGCCGTCTTCTAGTTTCCGGACTTCAGTCATTGTCGCGCTCCGCATCGTAGAAGTGATGACATCCAGAGAGGACCGTAGGTTCGGGGTCGAGCGGGAGGCGCATGAGTCCGTCTATGGGTTCGGGTGTGCCGATGATGAGCTCGATGATAAGTGTGATCTTCGCGCCACAGATTGCACAGTTGACCGAGACAAGTTTCGGGTATTCGCTGACGCTCATCGGAGAAGTTCCTTGATCCGTTCTAGGTCGTGGGGGTACCACACATAGACCTCGGCTGCGGTGTTGCACAGAAGGTCGAGCCAGTCCTTTTGGTCGCGGGAGATGCGGCCTTTGTCTCCTTTGATCTCGGCGAACACAAGACGTCCGTCGCGAGTAGCCGTGTAGTCCGGTAATCCTCGAGAGCCTTTGAGCGGTGTTGCCCATGTTCCCGACTGGCGAATTGCCGGTTCGTAGTGGCACCATCTCCATCCGAATAGGTCTAGGAGATGTTCGACTTGGATCGCGAAGGATGATTCGAGCATCGCTTTTCCTTTCGTGCGTATTCGGCTAGGACAGATAGGAGGAAGGTCGGGACTGCGATGATTCCGAACAGTAACCACATGACGATCTCTAGGTCTCGTGCGTTCATGACTGCTCCATCTGTTTCTTCTTGAGGTCGTCGATCAGTATTGTCGCGGTGCCTTTGCTGATCTCGTCCAGTCCTGCCGGTGGAAGTAATCCGAGCGCGTTCGAGATGGCTTTGATGGCGTTTATCTGTGCGGCGGTGGCAAGAGGATGTCCTGCGCTACTGACGACGCTAGGGACGCTCTGGACGGCTCTGGCGGGGGTTGTGGATGGGTGCTCGGCTTGACGGTTGCGGACTTCTTCGCGGGTTGCGATCTTCTTTGAGTCGGCGGCGAGTGCGGCCAGAATTGCTCGGCCCCAACTCGACGATTCTGCATTCATGAGCTCCGAATCTTTTGTGTACGGCGTCTTGCCGGGGAAGCATTCCCACGCTGATCCGATGCCCGGTCGGGTGTCCTCGGGTGTGCGATACGCGGCTGAGATGTAGACGATGAAGGTCTTGTCTCCGATTGTCACGATGTCGAAAGGCTTCGACGGGTCTACGGGTTGTAGTGATCCGTCTGGATGTTTCTCTCTGAATAATTTGATGCGCTCGGCGACGTCGACATAGTCGGCCATGCGGTCGGTGTAATCGGCCATGATTCCTCTAATTTCTGTCCGCTTGGATGGACGTAGTGATTGTGACGAACTCGTGCAAGATTGTCAAGTATCTAATCAGAGGCGTGGACGATCCGCTCGAGGGTGAGAAGATGCGGATCGTCCTGTTGGCGGAGGAAACACACCAACGACGCGCCATCCGTGACCTTGTCCAAGCGAACACGGAGGCGCAAGATTATTTTGTTGCGCGGAAGTGTGCCTCTATTTTGCCGGGGTCGGCGTTCGGTGCGGTCTCGTAATGCAACCATAATCCGCCGGGTGTTCCGCCGTTGTTTTGAGCATCCCACGAGAGCCATCCGGAGTCTTTCTTGGCTCGTGACGTGCGGAATCCTCGGCCCCATACCTTTGAGCCTTTCGGTGCTTTCGGGTTGCGCCATGAGTACTCGTGGACTTCTTCGAGGAAGAACTCGTCTGCGTTGGCGACTAGGTAGTCGGCGATCTCTGTGAGTTTGTTCGCGATGTCTGGAGTGCCGTCTGGTAGGCCAACATCGACTGCACGTCCGCAAGAGTGGACGCTCATGTATGGGATGCACTTCGGGTCGGTCGGTGGGAGTTTCTGTATGGCGGCGGGTGCTGATCGCATGACGCGCACAGATAATCCTCCCATGTAGGTCATGCCGTAGCGTTTGTGGAGTAGGTCGGCGAGTTTTTTTGCTGCGGCTTGAGTCTCAGTGCCTACCTTGTCGAAGCCGGTGTAGGGACGCTGAGTGTTGGTCACTTCTTACCTCCCATGGCTTGATCTAGTTCGTCTTTTGTGAGGACGCCGTCTTCGTAGTAGGCGCGTAGGACGCGCTCGAGGACTTGTGCTGCGGCCATGAATCCGGCCATGCCTGCGGCTTTGCCGAGGTCGACGCCGAGGATTGCGCCACCGGCGAGGGCTGAGAGTGCGGATGTGCCGAATACTGCTGCGATGCGGGCGATAACGGTGAGGGGTTTCATTCTGTGTCTTTCACGAATAGGGCTAGAACGCATTGTACTATCAGAGCGAAGCCCGTGATGAGCATCGCTTTAGATTGAACAGTGCCAGAGAGGGTAATGAGTGCGAGTCCTGTCCCTGCCCACGTCCAGATATTGTCTTTGATGAATCGCATTATTTACTTTCTGCGGATTGATGGCATTGAGACGAGTAGTCCTGTCGTAATGATAACGATGCGCCGTGTTGAGACGGGGACTGTTGAGCCGAGTGGGATGTACTTGTCGGATGCTCCGCCGAAGATGTTGATCTGATCCTCGAACATGGCTCGAACTTCGTCGGGTGCGGTCTGGACTGCTGCGATCACGGCGTCGGCTTGCTCGACTGTGAGCTCCTCAATGTTGAGTGTCTTGAAGACGGCTTCGGCTTGGAGGGGTGTGAGTTGCGCGACTTGTGCCGGGTCGGTTGCAATGTTGACCGCTTCGGCTTCGGTGTAGACGGGCTTGACGGGGTCGGGGGCTATGGTTGTGGTCGATGGATATGTTGTTGTGGTTGACGGCGGGGTTGTGGTTTGTGGTGATGTTGATGTCGTGGGATCACTGGAAGTCGAGACGCTGACCGTGCTTGATGTGGTGCTTGTTATTTGTTGGGTTGTTGTTGTGGCCGCTATTGGTTCGCTTGTGGTTGTTGTACTTCTTTGAGGTGCTTCGGATGTTGAGGTTGTCGCCGGCGTCGTCGTTGTGGTGGGTGCGACGGTTGTGGTGGTGCTCGTGGATGTTGTCGACGTTGAAATCGTGGACGTTGTGGTTGTCGTCGACGTTGTTGTTGAAGTCGAGGTTGTTGAGGTTGAGGTTGTGGTTGTGGTCGGAGGCGTTGCGCCGCTTGTGGTGAATGCCGACGGTGGGACTATTGTCAGTTGCTCACCATTGAGGGACCATGCGAGCATGAAGCAAGTCCCGCCGCCGTTCTCGTAGAAGTGTCCCTCGAGTGTGAGCGGGACGCCTGCCGGGAGGGTTGTGATCTCTGCGGTTTCGTATGCGCTGCAACCTTGATCGGCCCATTGGCCCCAATGTTGTCCGGCGATGTTCATTAGTCCGCCGTCGTCTGCGGCAAGCCAGAAGCGGACGGTTTCGGTGCCTTGTGGGAGGGTGATGAAGCCTTGATAGTGAGCTAGAAATAACTCGTCGCCGCATTGTCCTATCGGGTCGTACTCGAAGACGATGTTGATGAACTCGGGTGTCTCTTGGCCGCATTCGGTAAGTGTTGAAAGGTCGAGCGACGGTGGTATCTCGGTGATGGTGTATCCGGTGACGGTTAGTCCTTGAGTCGTGGCCTTTGCGGACTGTGCTCCCGGTATTAGTGCGATGACGACTCCTAACAATGGTAGGAGCCTTCTAATCATGGTTCGGAGGGTTGTTTCTGCAACATAACTACAAAGATAGAGACAACGAGATAGGGAACAAGCAACAGAATGGCAAGAGTGATTCGAGTTGCGTTTCTTATCATTCGAGTATCAGTTTCAATTCCTCAACCGTTAGTCCAAGTCGAGCAACTATGGCGGCTTTTAATTCTTCGGTCGCGTTTTGTTGTGCTTCTATTTCGGCGGCAACGGTTTCCCTAGCGGCTTCTAGTTCTTCTTCTGTTGGTTTTGGTGTGTCGGTATGCCAGATGAGACCTTCGTAGGTGTCGCCGTCTAATGACCATTCAGCACCCGGATAGAGGCTATTGAGGACGCGGTCTAGGGTGGTCATGCGCTGATCTCCTGCACTGTGATAGATGAGGCGGTGACGAAGTTGTTGTCGTTTCCTCGTCTATTTAGATAGATAGTTCCTACTCTGGTTTTCCATGCGAGTTTGTATGTTGTCGCTGATGTGGTTGCTGGCGAATCTAAGAACGTGATGGAACACGGAATCATTGCGAGTGTTTGGTTGGCAGAACTGTTGCCTCGGAGATAGAGGCTGCAAGCATCGCCGAAGTCGCCGATGGAGATGTTTGTGCTGTTGCGTACTAAATAGTAGCTAGTGTCGTCTGCTGTACCATCGAACGCGATGTTGAAATTGACGGTGACTAGGACCTTGTTGGAACTTGATGACGGTGTGATGCTCACAGACATTCCCGAAATATCTGTTTGACTTGCTGAGGTGCTTGAGGCTGTCGAGTTTTTAACGGTCTGTACTACTTGGAGAACGCGAAACGCTCCTCGGAGGTTATTGAGCGACGCTGCCGGTAATGCGGTTCCGTCTGTAAAGGATGCGGGAAGGTTGGTGGGTGTTGCCATGAATGTCCTAGATGATGAGGTCGGTGCCACCGAGAAGACTAGTTCCGATAATGAATGGATTCGTGAATCTGACGGAGCCGTTGATGGTGGTGATCCATCGGTCCGGGGTGATGGTGTGCTCGATTGACTGGAGGATCTGACTCATTGTGATCGTCGCGCCGACTTGTTGAACGACGCTGAGTGTGATTCGGTTGAGTAGTTCAAGGCCGAGGACGGTTGTCCATGAGGCGTCTGATGCTGCGACGTTGACTTGTATCGGGTCGATGACGACGGCGGGTGTGGCAGAGAATCCGGTAAGGAGCTCGCCGAGTGCTTTGGCGTCGTCAATGGATGAGAGTTGCGTACCCCATGAGCCTCCGGCGGTGCCGTACGCGGTGATCGAGGTGGCGTCAGAGACCTCGACACTGCCATCTCCCGAATAACCTACGGCGAGCGTGTTGCGGAGATTCTTGGCGTCTAGTCGATAGGCGAGTTCAGTGCCGATACTGATACCCGCGCCACCGAATGAGGCTTGCGATGTAAGGCTCGTACCCTCAAAGATTGCCATGCGGGATGTGAGTGTGAGTGTGCCGTTGCGTGAGACGAATAGATTGCCGCCTTCAGAGTTGGAGATGGTCTGGAGTTCGTCTGTGACTGGCGGTCCGCCAGTGCTGATCTCTGCGAGTGTCGCCGAGTAGGACGTTGATGGTGTTGACGTGAGGGCCGATGGGAATGAGGTGTAGGCGATGAGACGGTTGAATCTGGCGACGGTGCCTTCGGTAAGTAGGCCGCGTCCGAGTCGGTAGATGGTCTTAATTTCTGCGCTTGTAAGTTTTCGGAACCATACTGCGGACTGTTGTCTCTGTCCCGAACGTGTGTAGTACCACTCGGGCTGAGAATAATTGAATAGACCGGAACTAGTGATTGTGAGACTGAGTGCTTGTCCGTCGATGTACGCCGAGTCGATTGTTCCTCCGGCGTTGACGTTGACTGCGAAGTGATGCGGAACGCTAGTGTCAATTTGCAAGACTGATTCGTAGTAAGTGTAAGAAGTCTTGCCGATTGTGTTGACTACGAACTTCGAGGTAGCCGTGAAGTAGCCGAAGTCGAGTGTGGTTCCTCCCACTGCGCTGACGAAGAATGACGTTGAGTCTTGAGGGTTCGTTGAATACCATCCGACGACGGAGAAGTCTGTGGCCGGTTGTATTTCTCCGATGTATCCCCACCCGAGGGATGTGGTTGCTTCGGAAACTTGGAGAGAAGTGTTCGGTAGCGCGGGTGCTTGTCCGGGTCCGTTAGCGGTGCGGAAAGTTGCCAACGGTAGCAAAGGCTGCGGGCTGCTTCCGAGGTCTTTGAGTGTGTCAGTAAGAAAGTCTTCGGGATCTATCGGGTCGTCCATTGGCCAGTAGTGACGTGGTGAGAGGCTGAGGATGTAGGTGCTTGAGATGTCGTCTGGCATCTCCTCATCTGCTAGGAGACCGAGAGCGTCGAAGCATTGGACGGTCACGGTCGTGTCGTAGCCTGCGTCCGTGATTAAGACGGGCCATCCTTCTACGAATCCACGAAAGACGGGATAGACGACTGAGGAGATTGTTGCCTCAATCTTGATTTGGCGACGTGGCAATAGTTTCCCGTAGTAGGTGCCGGAGGTGTAGAACGGGTCGAAGATTCTCGATCGGTTGTCGAGGACGACGGTGGCGTTGCCTGACTCGAAGTTCGACTGCTCATTTTGACGGCCTCGCTGAGTGTTGATCTGGCGGACGTATGTCGTGACCTCGGTCCATGTCGGACTTGCAACATAGGGGCCATCGTTGAACGCGATGTAGACCTGCGTAGTTGGGAATCCCACTATCGAGCCTTGCTAGTTTTTTTCTTCGGAGCTGCTTTTGGTTGCTTGACAACAAGTGGAACTCCGCCAGTCTTTGCTCCGTAGGTGTTTAATACTCCGGCGACTTCTTTGCCTATTGCCACGGGGTCGCCGACTCCCGCTTGAATCGTGATCTGGTAGGTGCTGCCGACTGTTGCGCCGAGGGCTTCTGAGACTCCGGGGATGCTCATGCCGACGGCGGTGCCTGCGGCTGCGACGGAGGCCAGGTCTGCGTTTAGTCCGCCGACTGTGAGTCCGCCAGTACCCGCTAGGAGGTCTTTTGCGACGGCGTTGCCGGCGACGGGCCCGAGGTTCAAGAGTTGAGCGAGTCCTGCCTTGCCGAGTCCCGCCTTGATAAGTGCTTGAAGGTTGCCTCCGAATTGTTTTGCGGCGGCGATCTGTTCGCGGAAGATGTCTGTGAATGACTTCGTCTTAACGTCTTGCGCTTTTGTGACGTTGGCTTCTGCGTCCCTGACTTTGTTGAGTGCGGCGGCGTAGGCAACGGCGTCCTCGTTGGCTTTTGCTTGATTGAGTTCGGCGTAGGCATCTTTGCGATCTTGTAGGGCTTGCGTGACTCCGTCGGTGCGAGTCTTTTCTTGATCTGCTGCGTCTGAAAACGCGCTCGAGAGCGACACGGATGCGGTCACAGAGTCTCGGATGCCTTCAACGTATGAGCGGAGACTGGACTGTGCGTTCTGGAGACTGCTTCGTAGTCCGTCGACTTTCTGCTTGCGCTTCGATTCTGCTTGCGCTGCTTTGTCGGTGTCTATTGTGGCTTTTGTCTGCTCTCTCTTGATCCTCTTGAAGGTGTCAAAGTCTCGAGAGGCCACTGGCCCCATGACCGCATTGAGTTCCTTTTGGGTGTTGATTGTGGTTGTCAATGCTCCGGCGTAGTTGGTTGCGGACTTGGCCGCGCTATCCATCTGCGACTTGATAGCAAAGAATGCGGCCGTCCCTGCGATGGCGGTCACGATTCCGATGCCGGTTGCGACTTGGACGGCGGTGAATGATGTGGCGAGTGCGTAGTTGATTCCTGTCGCAATAACGGCGGCGGCTTGGAATGCCATCATCGCTCCCTTGACTGCGATCACGCCAATAGCGACACTGCCGAGAGCGACTGCTAGACCGCCGAGGAGTGATGCGTTCTGTCCGGCGAAATTAGCAAGTTTAACGAAGGACGGGATGAGACTATTCAAGACGGGTAGGAGTGCGGTGCCGATTGACTCCTTCGCTTCGTCGATTGAGTTGCGAAGGATTGCCATCTGTCCGGCGTAGGTGTTGGCGGCGACTGCTGCCGCGCCTGAGAAGTTTTTGTTGAGGATAGCGACGACGTCGTTGAAGTCTGCGCCGTTCTTGATTGCTAACTTGACCTCCGGCGACAGTGTTGCCAGTGCTCTCATGTTCCCGGCGTAACCTTTTGAGAGGGCATCGGCTACTACGGCGGCGGACTTATTTGTTCCCGCTCCCGTCTCGATCGCGACGTTGACAAGGTCTTGAGCCTTTGCAACGTCTCCAGTGGCAACGGTCAAAGACTGGAACGCGCTACGAAGATCTGTGTCTGTGACTGCTACGGATCGTTGAGTTGCGCCGATGTATCGCTCGACGGAGGCGACTTGTTCGTCTGATGCACCGGCGGACGCTTTGAGTTGACGCGCTAGAAGGGCTTGCTGCTTCTGATCGTCGGCTGCTGCTTTGATGGCTGAGGCTGCGAATGCGGTCGTCGCGGCGGCGGCGGCTCCCATTGCGAGCGTGGTGCCTTTGCCCATGTCGCCGAGGCTCTTGTTCGCCTGTCCGATTGCTTTGCGTAGTGGTGCCGCATTGCCTGAGATTACAACTGAGATTCCGCGAGCCATGAGATGATTCTAGTACTTGACTATCTTGCCGTCGAAGATTCCCGCGTAGATGTTTCCGGACTTATCTCGAAGGAGTGCGTCTGGTACGCGCACGTCTGGCGTCTTGTTCTTAGATCTGCGAGGTGTTCGTTGCCCGGCTGCGGATGTTACGGCTCGAGCTTGACGAACTGGTTGTCCTGCGGATAGGTCATATTTGCGGATGAGTTCGTCGATGCGTTCGTCATACAGTTCGCGAATGTCATCTCGTCGTTCATCGATAGCGTCGTAGATGAATGGGTTCGGAGCGATGCGTCGAGCGGGCCATCCGAAGTGAATCGGTCCTGCATATGGGACAGAGGCGGAGCCTGCACGAACTCGTCCGGAGGACTTTGTTGCGAGTGCTCGAATGGATTCTGCGAGTGCTCCGGTGCGGTATGGGACGAGACGCTTGGCTCCCATGACGACAACCTCGGCGGCTTCTTTGTGGGTGTCTTTCATCTCGTTCTTCGTGTCGTCGCCGAGTTTGTTGAGGTCTCGTTGTACTTCACGAAGGCCGAGGATCTCGGTCTTGACGACTTGATCTGTGGCTAGTCGGAAGCCATACGTTCCAGTGCTTGCCATGCTTGATCTCCTGATATTGCTTGCGTCTTAGGCCATTGAGTTTCGATCATGACGCGAAGGATGGCGGGTGGTGTTTTGAGGAGGTCTAGTGGTGAGATGCCGGTCTTGACTGCTAGGACTCCGATGAGCCATGTGGTGCTGCCGGGTCCGAGTCTTTTGGGCTATCACCATCGACGACCGCGACTGATGCGATTGTCTTGATCCATTCCTTGAAGTCGAGCGGTGTTTTTCCTGCCTCGTGGGTGGCGGTGTATGCGACGAAGTAGAGATACTTCTGAGGTACGAACTCTGCTGCGAAGACTTCTCCCCATATGACTCCGAACTCGTCTTCGAGTGCGACCTCTGTTGAGGGCCATACTGTGCTGAGTGTCTGCGTCCCGTCCCTGTGCTGAATGGTGACGTTGATGCTCATGTCTTGACTAGTGTCCCGCCGACAAGGGTGATACTCATTTTACTGAGGTCTCCAGTCGCGCCAGATACGAGAGGTGCGCTCGGAATGAACGCATTCGAGACCGTCAGAACGGGGTTCGGCGTACCTGTCGAGAGTGACTTGACGACGTAGGTGTTGGTGCCTGATCCGACTCCGGCGAAGACTGTGTCGAACACTTTCGAGGCGGCGAGGTCGTTGTTCAACTCAACTGTGCAAGAGATGTTCTGGAGTCCCTTGATGTTTGAGTGGCCAGTGGCTCCCATTGCGGTCGTCTCGACTGCGTCGAACTCGTAAGTGAGCTCGATATTCGTGACGTACGACGAGAGGTCGACGGTGTTGAGGGTGAAGGTTGAGTCGGTTAGGACGAAGACGGCCATGATGTTATTCCTTGTCTAGTTTCTTGTTGGTGGTTAGTTCGACGATACCCGAGGCGACGAGTTGGTCGATGTCTGCGGGTGCGGCGATGATGTCGTCGGCAGTCACGATCGAGCCTTGCGGTCCGAGCGTGGATGCGTCTGCGAGTACTTTGTAGTTATCCATAAATGCGGACCTCGAATCTGTATGCGATCATGTTCACTCCTGAGACTACTACTTCACGCGGTCTAGTGGATGCCACTTGCAAAGTCGAGCAAGCTCCTCCGAGTGTGCGATCCGCTTCGAGTGCGGCCTTGACTGAGGATGCTCCCGTTGTTGTGAGGTAGGCGTCGAGTCGGTCTTGTGATGAGCGGTCTGACATTCGTCCGACGATGACAAGAATGAAGGCTCGGTAGAACTCGCAACCTTGTTTCATTGCTTCGTCGTAGTCGACCTCGATGGGTTCAACTACGGCGGCGGGTGGTGCGAGTGAGTCGGGGACATAGTCGAACGTGCGGAGTCCTGCGATGGTGTCTAGTGCGACGCCGATGCCGGTGCGGACTCCGTTCGGGGTCATGCGAAGAACTCTCGCCGGTAGGCGCGGACGATGTTGGCGATGTCACGGCCGAGGGGCGACATCCGTATCGCGCCTAATTCTGACAGTCCGAGGACGCCGCCGATGGAGTCGCGTCGCTTGTAGAGGTCGGCGGAGAGGATGAATGTTGCCTGCTCGATGTCGTCTGGCACTGCGGGCCACCCCCATTTTGCAGTGACTTGTACTTGTGGCCAGTAGTTGACCGGCAATGAGAACGCGGTCCCGCCGACGATCGTGATCGTGGTGATCGGTCGACCGAGTGCGATTGCGTTAGTGGGTTCGACGATGTAATCGGAGTTGATTGTGAACGTCGTCTGATAAGTGCCGGTGCCGTTCGGGTCGGTCTTGACGATGAGTCCAGTGGTGCTCGAGACGTCGTCGATCTGGACTCTCATGTTGCCGATGGCGCGATAGGTGCGAGCGGTTGCTGCGGCATCTGCGTAGAAGCGACGGTTAGCGATGCGGTCAATAGAGCGCGATGCCGACTCGATGATTGACTCAAGGATTGTGTCGTCTACTGAGTCGTCGATCTTGAGGTAGGTCTTGAGATTCGCGAGCGTGATGTATCCGTTCGTGATTGCCATGATCTATTTCTTCTTTGCGGGTTTTGATGCGATGGTGCGGATTGACTTCTTGGCGGTCTCTGCGAGCGTCTGAGCGTCTATGGTGGCATCCTTGATGGTGTCGACCGTCTCGGTCTGCACAGTCTCGACGATTGTGGTCATCGAGTGACCGAGACGAGTCAACTCTTGGCGTACTTGGTTCGCTCGGTCTTTGAGTCCTCGCCGTTCATATCCTGCGAGTTCTTTCTCGAGGGCGGCGATGATGATGTTCTTAAGCATGGAAGATCCTGATTCTCTAGGGACTGTGCTCCCTAGAGACTAATCAGATTGGGTCTACCAGTTAGCAGTGATGAGTCCGGTACCTGTGATGGCACTGAACGCGGTCGGGTACTTGCCGGCGGTGAAGGCCGAGAAGCCGAAGACGACTGTGCGGATTGCAATGTTGCCGTCTGGTTGCTCGAAGCGAACGTAGAGCGGAGTGCCTGAGTTGTCTTCCCAAATGTAGGACTCGTTAAAGTCACCGATAAGGATTGCCGTCTGGTTTGTTCCTGCGCCGAGGTTCGTCGGTACGTTAGCGTCTTCAATTACTGGCAAGCCAAGAAGTGAGAAGCGTGAGTCGTAGCCGGGACGATCGTAGGAGCCGGGTGCGTTCATCGGTCCGCCAGATGCCGGAGTGATGACTGGACGGTTCGAGGAATCGACTGCCTTCATAAGTGCTCCTGCCATTGACGGGTGCATCACGATGTAGTTCGCGCCGCCGAAGTAGTTCGTGGCCACGTTCTGCACTGCGTCAACCAACTTGGGGAAGAACTCCGCGTATGTTGGCGAGGCGTCCGTGTAGGTGGTGGCGTTGATTCCTGTGGTGTTCAAGATTCCGAGGTGTTCGCCTGATGAGCCTGAGCCGTTGATTGCAAGGGCGTCAAGTTTTGTTTGGTATGAACGGATCGCATCTCCGAGGAGCTGAGTCTCAATGCCAGTGCCACGAAGGACCGCTTGCTTCGAGAGGTCGAACATCGAGGCGACTGTGTTCACGTTGACTGTGAGCAGTGTGTCGTCTGGAGATGACTCTGTTGGTGCGGTGTTCTCTGATGCCTGAACATAGGAGGTGATTCCCGTTGTGAGGCGGCCGATGTTCATCGTCATGCCGGAGGCGGGTAGTGAGCCATTAGTTGAGATGTCGAGAGTCTTGCGACCTCCACGGCGAAGCGGTGCGAACTGATCGACGAGGTACTGAGGTACGACGAGACCGGCGAAGTTGCTTGTGCCGGAGTCGCGGTGCTCAAGACGCACTTCATTCTGGTAACGCTGAATGCGTTCGCGGGCTTCGTATGAGCCACCGAACTCTGCTGCGATTGCGTCTGCGAGGAAGTCGCGCTCACTGCGAGCGTGATATGTGGCTTCTTCGCTGATGACTCGAGCGGGTGCTGCTGAACGTGTCTCGGTCGATGGGACTGAGGCTTGTAGTTCTGCTGCTTTTGCTTTGCGTGTTTCAAGGTCTGTGACTTGAACGATGCGCTCGTCAAGTTTGTCGATCTCAAGTTTGAGGGCTTGGATGTTGGCGAGTTCGATGTCTGTGATGTCGCGCTCGTTTTCGGCGGCCATATTGAGTGTGGCGTCGATGATTCCCTGCTTGTTGCTGCGGGTTTCGTTGAGTTGGTTGAGGAATGAGTTCACGGTGTCTCCGATTGTCTGTGTGTGGATACGGGGTGCCACTGCTCAACCGGCGAGGGTGCCGCTTTGTGCGGGGTGCTCGCGCTCGGTTCGGTGGGGTGCCGACTATTTGCGAGTCTATCCGATGGTTGTGGTCTGCGCCAGTATTTGCTCTGCGAGGAATCTGTTGCTGACCGGGTTGCGGGCGTCGATGCCGATGTCGGCGTAGGCGCGTCGTGTTGTTTCGTTGTTTTCGTAGGCGGCGAGGATGTTGAAGCGTTGAAGGAGCTCGTTGACTTTGTTGACTTTTGCGGTTGTGGCGTTAGATCCTCCGACTAGAAAGACCTCGTCGTAGTTAAGTCCTATTTCTGCTAGTCGGCTTTCTGTCTGTGAGCGTTGATTGGGTTCTCTTGCGCTGACGACGAGGATGGTGGCGTCTGAGTCGTTGAGTGTTTCGACTAGGTCTGTGTTGACGCCGTTGCCGATGAGCAGTGTCCCGTCGATGTCCGTGACTATTGCGGGCGGGTCTCCGGCGGCGCGTTGTTGTTCTCGCATGATTGCGTCGGCGAATGCTTTGCCGGGGTCGCCTCCCCATAATGCCCACGCGATACGACCGGCAGATGGATAGCCGTCTTGATCTGGCGTGAATCCTTGTCCTTCTTTGTCGACTTCATGTCGTGCAAAGAATGACGCCATCCGTCCGATCGTGTCTCTCGATAGGTTGCGGCCGTTGACGATGTCTCGAGCGCGAGCAACTCCGATCTCTGTTCCGCCTCGGTTGTATTCTTCGCGCCAGTCGAGACCGCGTCGGGCTTCTTCGATCATGCCTTGCGTTGGTGCGTAACTTTCGGCGCGTTGTTCGTCTTCGGATGCGTTGATTGCGGCGATCTGTTGTTCGGCCTGACCTTGAGTGCGGTGGCATCCCATGACTTCACCGTCTGAATCCTTGACGACTGCGTAGCCGTTGCACGACTCGTTATCGGACTCAATGTGATAGGGCATTGTCTAGTCGCCGGGGACGAGGACGGAGACTGTTGGTGTTCCCGTTGCGGCGATTGCGTAGAGCGTCTCATTGCTTGGCACCGTAATCGCGATAGGACCGGCGGCGTTGTCTATTTTGAGGCCGGTACTCGATGTCACTTCAGACGGGCCGACATAGATTGTTGCTGAGGTGAGGACGTGAAGAAGACAGTCTCGCGCAAGTGGCTCGGCCAAGATGATCTGCGTGTCGGTTGTTGCGTTGAGTGCTACTTGTGTGCTTTTCATTTTTTTAGTTCCTTTAGTAGTTCGACAATGGCGTCGAGGTTCGGTGTTGGTGATTCTTCTCGAACTCCTGCGATGGCGGCGTTCTTGCCGTATGCGCCGAAGGTGACGAGAGAGACTTCTGCTAGGTGGGCTGCGATGCGCTCAACAACTCCGTCGCCTCGGCGTCGGTCTTTTAACGCTTGGAATCCGATTGAGAAGTCGGTAAGTGCTGAATCTCGGACCAACTCAAGAATCTCGTCTCCGCGCTGACCTTTGCTCACTCGGAACTCGCCGTACAGTCCTCGAGCGTCTTCGCGTAGGAGTGTGGCGCGGCCTATTGGGAGTTTCTGTGAGTCATGTCCGACGAGGAGCTTGACGCGGTGTGCTTCTCTGGCGACTGCTGCGAACGCTCCGCGTCTGAAGACTTCAGTGAGGGATGGGTTGATGCGTTGCTCAATGTCGTAGGGGACCACGATGCCGGTGATTGTGCGGCCGTCTGAGTCTTCTCGTAGTTCTAGTTCCGAGTCGTAGGAGCGTGATTCGATGTCTTTCATTGACCGATTCCTTGTTGTGGGTCCAGTGTTGGATCTTGATTGTCTAGTAGTGGGTCGACTGTTGGGTCGTAGTTAGGTGACTGATCGTTGTTCATTGAATCAAGGCTTGGCAGATTCTCGATGTGGCGGACTTCGTCGACGGTGAGGAATCCTGCACTGAGAGCGATCTGATGCGCTTGATAACGAGTGAGGGTGTCAGCGCGTAGCAATGACTCGAAGGTGAACTTGGCGTATTGGCCTCGAGGGATGAGGTCTGTCATGGCTTGCTCGATGCGCGTAGTCAACGGACGGAGGCTTGTCTTGATGTACTCGATCGCTTGGAGTTCCGTGTTGGTGTAGGTCCGCGTCTGGTTCGGTGCTCCGACTGCTGCACCAGGTACGCCGACAATGTTCGCCGAGTCGAGGATTGACTGGTTGCGAGCTTCGACAAGTTGCGCGTCGTTGGCGTTGGCGGTGAGTTCTTGGATATTGGTTGATGAGTTCAAGACTGCCGGAATGCGTGAGCGTCCTCCGTAGTGTTCCATCCACTTTTGTTTAAGGAGATCGGCTTCTTCTTGTGTGAGGTCGGGGTTGTCTGACTTGATTGCGTATGAGGGCATCGCTCCGCCATCGAAGTATCGAGCGGCGTATTCCATGACGGCGATGGCCGCGCCGATTCCTTGTCGTTGTGCTGCGATAATGCCGACGCCAATGTGGTCTCCGGGCATTGAGAATCCTTTGATATGGAGAACGTCTTCGCCGACGATGTAGACCTTCTGCTCGATCTCGCAATACTTGACTCCGTCGCGAACATAGATGCGGGCGCGGTTCGGGTCAACCGGCACGATGTAATCTGGATAACCGTTGAAGCCTCTCGGACCGAGGAGTGCGATGTAGTTGCCGTGAAGGATAAGAGACGCGGCCATTGCCGAGTATGTTTCCATCGGTGTCTCGAGCGGGTTCGGCCGTTCAAGGATTCGTGGTGTTGGTTGGATCTTGACGTTGCCTCGATAGGCACAGAGAGGCAATGAGCCGACATCGTCTGAGATCATCGTTGTCGCTCTCCAGATTG